AGCGTTGGAGTCGCGTTGGTAAGCCCGCCACAACTCGCGCTTGACCCAGAGCCCTTCCGGGTTCTCCTCGGTCGCCCGGTCCAACCAGACCGCGAGCGGATCGGTGGCTTCGCGCAATTCCGTCCATGCCTGCCGCATGGTTTCTGATTCCGTGAACCCGGACCGGCGCAGACCGGAAAGCACGCGCATCGCCTCATTCAGGATGCCTGACTGTTCCACCGGGTCAGAAAGGCGCCGGTCCATCTCGACGCGGGGCACTGCGTCAGTTCCCTCAAAGAGCCTTGTGAACGGCACCACGAGCCAGCGCCGGAAGAAAGCCGGCGAAGAGTCCGCACTGTGAGGCGGGTGGTTAGCCGAGAAGACCAGCCGGCAGAAGGGAATGAAGTCGAAACCCTCCCGGTGCTTGTATTCAGCAGAGATCATGTCTCCGCCGGTGATCGCCTTGAACATGCTCGTGTCCTCCAGGTGAGTCGAAGGAAGGTCCGGACAGATGTTCGCAAGCTTCCCCACTAACCGAGCCGGCATGAACCTCTCGGTCTCCAGCTTCTGCAGCGACAGACTGACGACGTTGGCGCGCCCCAGATAGGCAGCCAATGCGGCAAGGAAGGTACTCTTTCCGTTCGCTCCTTCACCCGTAAAGAGCACGGCTTTTTGAATGGACGTGTCCGGACGCATCAGCCAGGCGAATATCTCCCAGGCCAGTTCCTGCGCGTCCTCGGGAAAGGTAGTCCGGACGAACTCACGAGTCAACGGACAGTCGGCCGCCTCGTCGTAATTCACAGGAATCTGAACCGGCGAGAGATAGCGCTCCGAGTGAGACCGAAGACGTCCGGTCTCCAGATCGAGCAGGCCGTTAGCCACGTTCACCGTCGAAAGCTTTGGCCGATCCCAGAGCAGGGGGGCATCGATCCGGATATACTCCACCACCTCCCGGCCGCGATGCTGCGTCCATTCCTTCCCCCATTCCTTCAGGAGCGCCTTGACCCTGGACTCAATCCGCGCCTCACCGTCGGCCGCGTAGACGCCCCGCCGATAGGCGTAGAGCTTGCCTCCCCCATCGCGCGCGAAATAGTCGTTTTCCATGAGCGCCAGCGCCAACTGCTCCGTGAGCTGTTTATCGGAAAGCCGGGGTTCCGGCCGGGCGCCGTTCCGAGGCGCATGTTGGGCTTCCCAAAGCACGGAGGCAGCGGCGAGAACCTCGTCCAGCCCGCACCGGCAGCGCAGGCTAACATCTTCCCCGCCCCCGTCCAGGGGCTTGATGACCATCTGCTCGGCTGTATGGCAAAGCGGGCATGAGCCCCGTTCCTCAAGCCCCTCGTGATGCAGATCCGGCGCGGCGGCGCGCAGTAACTTGATGTCGTCCGCTTTCATCGCCGGCTACCCCGGCCCCGCGCAAGCGCCCTGCCCTCCTCTCCCCCGTCGTCTATTGCTTCCTGTCATTGCTTCGTGTCTTCATACTCACCTGACACCCGCTGGTTGAGCGGGCAACAAATCGGGGCCAAGAGGCTCAGTGGCTCAGTGAGAAATCAGGCGCCGGAGCGCGGCGGCTCCGGTTCTCCCTCAAGGAATGCCTGGATCGCGGGCGAGAGCGGGCGGGTGGCCGCGTACTTCTCCGGGCGGCAGTCGGGGCAGGGGCGCGTCCAGCCGTCCGGGGCGATCAGGCCAGCGCCGCCGCAGCGGCGACAGCGGGCTTCGCGGTCATTCGTCATGGATGCTCTCCTTGATCTCGCGCACCAACTCCGGGCGGCCTCCGGAAGCGGCCAGAGCCGCGGCCCGGCTGGCGTAGACGGGAAGGAAGCCGATTTGGCCGTCAGTGGGTTGGATCTTTCCTGACGGCATTGGATAGTTGGTCGCCGCCAGCTCAAGCGCTTCCCAAGGCGTATAGGTCATCAGGATGAACATGTTTCCGCTGCCTGCCTCTGTGCCATTAACCCACTTCCTCGCCCGCGCCGCGCTCCGGCGCCGCCGATTGCTCCCGGAGACGAACGGCCAGGCCCCGCAGGTCGGCCAGGGTCGCCTCACCGATCACCAGCGCGACCACTTCCTCATCTCCGGGGCGAGACAGTACCAGGATTTTGCTGCCGCCAAGCCAGCCTTCCATCGTATCGAGAGCGATGCCGTAGATCACTACGCTCGTGCCGTCTGGGAACCGTCCCCTCACTCGGTTGCAGTTCACTCCCATACCTCCTCGCCCACGCCGCGCTCCAGCAGGTCGCGCAAAGCGATCAGGCTGATGCGCGTCTTCCGCAGCGCGTCCCCCGTCTGCGAGGCGGCGAGATACTCCGGATGCGAAGAGAGCAGCACCGCCGCCCGCAACAGCGACCGCATCCCCCGCTCGAACTCCGTGCGGCTACAGAACGCCGTGCCGATCAGGATGGCGTCGGCTGGTTCATTGGTTGACGACATAGCGTCTCCTGTGGTAGAATAGACTTGCAACCGTCCGCTCGTTCCGAGGGCTTTGCTGTGCCGGCAGAGCCCTCTTTGTTTGGCTCTGAAGCAAGCCCTTGTTCGCCGGTATCACGTTCGGCTTGCCGCCGCCGGACGTGCTCGATCCAGGCGCAGAGCCCCTCGACCTGCGCATGAGTGAGCGGCTGGCGGTCAGCCATCGGCCCGCTCTCGGAGCCCGCTGCCGCCGCACCCGACACAAGGCAGCGGGCGGTTGTCCAGGTAACGAGCGCGGGGCACGAGCAGACCGCGGCCGTCACAGACCGGGCACTCTCGCTGTTTGTCGAGGTAGGCCGCGAGTGCTTCACCGTGCTTGCACAAGGCCCCGGGAGTTCTGGACAGGCGATGCTCCCAGAACGGACAGGTACATTGACCGTCCAGAGAGACCGCGTACGTACCGCCGCCACAGCACACCTCATACCAGCCCGTGTGCCCCGGCACCGGGGCAATCTGCACCGCTGGCGCGCCCACCGGCGCGCTCATGGCTGCTGGAACGGCCCGACGGGCTCGCCCGTGTCGAACCGCACGGTGCGGCGCATCTCGACCCGTCCCCCCATACGCCGCGTCCAATCCCGGAGGGTCAGCCGCGTGACGCCCAGATCATACGCGATCTCATCCCACGTCCGCCCCGCTTCAATGCCGTCCCGGATCAGGTCCTCCAGGCGCGTCCCGCGTTCTTGTTCCAGCAAACGCATCTGCGGTGTCTTCATCATGGCCCCTCAGTCCTCCTTATCAACCACGTTAACCTATATTAACAATAATGGTAAGTTTTGTCAACCCAGGCGCGTAGCGTTAACGAACCTGGCTATTACCTATCCATCATGGTAAGATCAAGGGGGAGGCGGAAGGGTGCCGGAAGTGACAGAATGGGACGATCTCGGAGCGCGCGTGAAGCAGGCGATCCAGCGGGCCGGGAAGACGCAAGCGGCCGTAGCCAAGGATCTGGGCGTGGAGCCTTCGGCGCTGAACCGCCTCCTCAAACAGGGCCGCAATCTACGGCTGGCTCAGCTGCAGCGCATCGCCGCCTTCTGCGGGGTCGATCTGGGGAACCTGATTGGCGAGCCGCCGCGGGAAGCCTCCTCGATCTGGAGGCTGTTCCTCGAGCTCGTCCGTCTTGGAGTGCCGCCCGTCGTGGCCTACGACCTTTCGACCGGCCGCGCGGCGCTCTTGTCACCCGCTGACCGGGAACGGCTCAACGCTCTGGGGCCTCGGCTTCTCGAAACGTTCGCTTCCGGCAGCGCGGCGCCCGCGCTGAAGGATCTCTTTCCCCCGGATGATTCTCCGGGGCCGTAGCGGCTCGCCGGATCAGCGAAGCGAGCCATCGCCATTCTTCACGCGTCAACCGGTCAGCCATCTTGCTCCTTTTATAAAACAGGTGTTTGCGTTTCAAGGGTAGTATACGGCACATGGGCACCGACGGGCAACCGCTGATGGAGATCAATCCGCACCACCTATGGATGCACGCTCGTAAGTCGAGGCACCTCGGCGATCCGGACGACCCGGCCCTCCTCCTGACCCATCTCGCCATCCTGCGGCGCCTGGCCGCCGCCGATGGCGTGACGGTCCCGCCGGAGTGCGTCATCACCGAGGTCGAGTCGGGGGAGTACCTGGGCCAGCGCCCGGCTTTTCTCGGGTTTCTCGAAGCCGTCGAGCGGCTGCCGCCGCAGGCGGGCGGCGTCCTCTACTGCATGGCGTTCGACCGGCTCTCGCGCGGCGACGCGCTGGAGCGGGCCCGAGTCCGCGTCGCGCTGTGCCGCGCCGGCATCCTCATCCGCACCCCCGGCGGCTGGATCGACCTGGCCGACCCGGATCAGGCGCTGCTGGCTGGGGTCCGCAGCGAATTGGCCGAACACGAGCTGGCGCGCTTCAAGCGCCGGGTCGCGCTCGCCCGCGCCGAGAAGCTGCGCCGGGGCGAGATCACCAACGGCGCCGTGCCGTTCGGCTACCGCTGGGACCGGAACGCCCGCCGCCCGGTGCCGCACCCGGAGGAGTTCCGGGTCCTCGTCGCCTGCTGCCGCGCGGCGCTGACTGACTCGCTCGCCCGGCTGGCCGCCCGCTATCAGGTCCCGGAGTCGGTGCTGGCCCGCGCGCTGCATTGCCCGACCATCTGCGGCTGGGCCGCGCGCCGCTATGGGCTGCGCCGGGGCGCGGACGGCCGCGCGGCCGACTTCATTCTCCCGCGTGCCGAATGGCTCTGGGCGGAAGCGCCGGGCCGTTGGGAGGCAGCCTGCACGCGAGAGGAGTGGGAAGCGATCCAGCGCGCCCTCGGGGAGCGCGACCGCCGGCCGCTCTGGACCGGCGCCCCGGATGGCTGGTGCCGGGACGTGGTGCGGTTCCGCGAGGCCGCGCCCGGGTCGTGGGTGCGGCTGCAGAATTATGGACGGCTCCCGTGTTACGCGGCCGTGGGGCCGGAACCGGGCCGCGTCTCCGCGTTCGTCCGGCGCGCCGCGGTCCATGCGGAGGTGACTCCGGCGCTGCTGCGGGTGCTGGCGAAGCCGGAGCTGCTCGCGCGCGTGCTGGCGGCGCAGGCGGCGCGGACCGCCGCCGAAACGCGCGGTCCCGCGCGAGAAGCGCTCGCCGCCGAACTGGAAGCGAAGCGCGCCGAACTGGACCGGGCCACCCGCGCGCAGTTAACCCTGCCCCCAGGAGAGGGGGCCGACTCACAAGCGCGTGTCCTGCGGGCCCTGGAGGGTGAAGCGCGCGCCCTCGCCGCGCGGCTGCACCAATCACCGGCCCCCCGTGATACGACCTGGCACGCGCCGCTGCTGGCCGAGCTGGCCCGCGCCGCTCCCTTGACCGGGAGCGACTGGGAAGCGGCGCCGCCCGCGCTGAAGCGGGCCATCGTGCAGGTCCTCCTCGCCGCCGTGCCCGTCGAGATCGACCGGAAGCCCGGGCAGCGCCAGCCGCCGCGCCGCGTGCTGCCCGTCATCTGGCAGCCGGAGATCGCGGACCTCGGAGTTTAGACCCCGCCGGAGTACCAGGACGCGGAAGGGCTTTAAGCTCAGCCCTCAATAGCCGGTCATGGCCGGCGGCGAGATGTGGAGCGCGCCTTCCCCTGTCCCGATCGCGTCGAATGTCCAGCGAGCGCCGGCCGGAAGGTCCGCCGTGTTGGCGACGGCCGTTCCCACCTGGGCGCCCTCCCGGTCCAGCAGCCGGAAGGTGGCCTGGGCATACGACAGGTCATGGCCGGTGTTGTTGATCGCCGTGCCGCGGACGTGGTGAATCCCGATCGCATCGGTCGTCGCTTTGCCCCACTTCACGAGATGCAAAGTCGGCGGGTAGGCCTGCGGATCGACGCTGGCGACGGGGGTGCGCGCATGCCGGCGGCGGGGGCGGCGTGACCTGGCGACAAGCGGGAGGGCCGGGCGACGGGGACGGCGGGTAACTGCCAGGGCCGGGACACCCGCGGCGCCGCCGGGCACCGGGCCCGCGATGGCGCCGAGTAACGTGATAAAGAGCAGCAAACCGCCCAGCAAGCTGCCGATCAATACGATCACCTTCATCTTTTCCTCCTCATCGCTGTTGCCTTGTCCTACAATCTTTCAGACGCTTGTATCGGGGGAGAGTTCCGCCGGGAGGGGATGAAAAGCCGGTCATACCGGTATGAGCGAACGGCGCTGGACCGATTGTGAGGCGTTTCTCGGGGCTGAAAGGGCCGGAGGCGGGCAAGTGTCAGGGGTAGGGCCTGGAAGCGCGGGTTGACCGGCTGAAGCGGCTCAGCCGGGCTCTTAGGGCGCTTCCAGGAGCAACGCTGCCGCGAAGCAGGTAGCGAAGTCGCTGGCGACCATGACGAGGTGCGGGGTCAGACCGGCCAGCGGCACGAGCGCCGTCGCCAGTAGCGGGGCTAGGTCGCGCAGCGGCTCGACCCTCTCCTCCAGCTCGGCCGGCGACATCGCATCCGCCAGCGAGAGACCGAGGAGCGTCGTCAGTCCCCACCGCGCCGCGGCTGCTGGAACGTCCGCCGGCAGGACGAGGTTGTATTGGAACGGCACGCTGCCTACGGCGCCGACGCAGAAGAAGGGGTCGTTCCCCGGGGCTGCCGGATATTGCTCCGGCAGCCCCAAGCGCACCGCGAAGTCGAGCCCGGGAAAATCGACGGACACCAGCCGCTCGCCGGCCTTGAGCTGCCGCAGGTAGCCACGGCACTCCTCGACGGCGCTGGTAGACAGCTCGCGGGTGTCCTGCTGGCGGCGCGAATGGACGCGGCCGGCGACGAGGGTGAGATCGTGGAAGATCAACGCTCCGCCTCGCTGAAGAGGATATCACGCAGTGACTTGATCCGGTGCTCAAGTTTGAGCGTATCGACAACCGCAAATTCTTTCATCTCTTCTCCTTCTAGCTTCCTTGGCTTACTGACAAGCGTAAGACGTTCCAGCTACTCGGACTGTTCCAAGTGTCTTCGCCCATCCCGCGGCTGCGGTCCCCGCGGCTGCGGCTGCCACGCTTCGACCTCCCACTCGGACAGCACGAGGATCGCTCCTACCCTCTGCGCGTGCAGCTTCCCTGCTTCAATCGCGTTGTAGATCGCGGTCCGCGAAACGCCTTTCCTCTCGGCGGCCTGCTTGATGCTCATCAATCCGGGCACCGCCCGCCCTGGCCTGGTTGGTTTCCTACTCATAGAGCGAGTATACCTGTTTAGTTCGACTGATTCAAGTGGCATCACTGTCCCTCCCCGAGTATACGACGGGCGCTCCCGATCAAAAGTTTCCAATATTTCCCTTGTCAGCCCGTCAGACGCCCGCCTGCTGTGTGCCATTCTGAGACTCGGGCGGGGCTCAGGGTGGAACTCTCTCGCATGCGTACGGGCGCCCATGCGTCAAGGCCTTTGACTTTTGATGCTTATGCATCAACGTTAGAGACGTTGGAAACGTTAAAGGCGTTAACGCTATCCACCGCACGCTACTGGCTCAAAATAGTTGAAACCTTTTTCCGTTTACGAACGTCATAACTGGTGAACCAACCGCGAGGTTCCCCGGAAGAGAAAGGCAACGAAAATGAGCACTGCCACCCAGACCCAGACCGACCAGGAACTGGTCCTAGGCTAATTTTCCTCTATTGGAACCTTTAAAGTAATCGGTTAGTCTATACTACTGTAAGCAAACAGCTTACTCCCGACCGAAAGGAGCCTTCCGATGAACGACTTCTCCCGAAAGACAATCCGCTCCCTGGCCCGCCAGGGCATCAGCCTGATCAGCCTGACGGTCATCCCAGACAGCGGCGCCATGCCGTTTGCCACGGGAGAGCGGGGCTATATCCTCGACGATAACGGAACCCAGCGAGTGCTGCTCTTCTCACAGGTTCTGGAACTCGCCGGATAGGGCTTCGGCCCCTTCCCTTCTTCAAGCAATGGGCTGGAAACAGCCCCAAACCGTACCAGGTAAGGAGAAACGACAATGACCGCTGCAATTATCCCGCTCAACGATCAGCTCACAGAAACCGAAGCCGCCGCCCGACGCCGCCCGGCTGACCTCCCCTGGACGACCTGGGAGAAGCTGGAAGTAATGCCCGCCGATCTGGCGCTCTTGCGAATGGAATGCCTGGATGGACAGTTGACCGCGAAGCTGCCGGGGCAGGCGCCCTACCGGGTGGCGCAGTCCTTCCTCGAAGGTCTCGGCGGGGAAACGACGTTCCCCCCGGAGTTCGTCGGGAAGCTCTCGCCGGCTCTCCAGGCGCAAATCATTAACGAGCGGCTGGACAAGACGCCGCCCCGGCTCATGTCGCTCGTGATGAACGGCGAGACGTGCGTCCGGTTCCTGCCGGGAGATCGAGCGGTGCTGCCCGCTCCCGCCGTGGCAGACCGGATTTACGACCGGCTCCTCGATCTCTATGGGGGCGTCGAAATCGACGAAGCGAAGGCGTACAACGGGGAGCACTGGCTCCGGTTCACCACCCCGTTCACGAAGGCGCTGACTGGCGAGCGGGTCCAGCTCGACCCCCAGCGCCACGAGATGCTCAAAGAGGACGTCCTCGCGCTGGGCGTGCAGGTGCGGCACGAGTTCCGGGATGGGCTGGCCGTCGAACTGCACGTCAAGCGCCTCCTCTGCTACAACTCGGCCACCTCAGTCCGGCACGCGTACTCCTGGCGCGTCAAAGAGGATCGCTCGGAAGGCGCACAGCTCGCCTGGCTTGATGACGTGATCGCCGGGCTGCCGGCGGAGTTCGACCGCTTCTTGGAGCACGGCCGCATGATGGAAGCGGAGAAGTTCGAGGGGCATCCCCGGACGGCATTACAAGCAGCAGCAAAAGCGATGAAGCTGCCGAAGCGGCTGCTGCCGGGATTGTTCGCTGCCTTCGACCAGGAGCCAGGAGACAATCATTGGGCGATCTTGCAAGCCCTGACCCGGATGGGAACGCACGGGGATTTAGCGCCGGGGCTGCGCCGAGATCTGTGCAGGACCGCCGGAGAGTGGGTGCAAGATTTCGACATGACGACGGCTCGTTTGCCTCGCGCTCTGGCTAATAGCATTGGCGCACAAATCCTCGAATGAACCGGATTTATATTCTGGTGGACCCACGGACTGCCTCCGGGCGGTACGTGGGTATTACCTGTCAGACTCTAGCGAACCGGCTCCTGGGACATATCTGCGACGCCAAGGGCAAGTGCCGCACTTACTGCAGCCGCTGGATCAGGCAGCTTCAGCAAGCGGGATGGGAGCCGGTAATGATCCTGATCGAAGAGACAGAAGATCGAAGTCGCGAGTGCTTCTGGATCGCTCATTATCGCCAGGCAGGGTTGCCGCTTACTAATCTTACTGACGGCGGTGAAGGCACTCCGGGGTCTGTCAGGACCCCGGAGATGCGGCTTCAAATGAGCCTTGCTCGTCGGGGGCGCAAAAGACCCCCCGCCAGTGAAGCGAGAAAAGCGAAAGCTGCCCAAGGAAATAGAATCGCCTGGGCAAGGCCGGAAATGGCGGCTGTGCGAGCCCGAGTTGCTGAAGCGGCTGCTGCCCCTCGTCGCGGCAAACCCCTCTCGGAAGCGCACCGGAAAGCGATTGGAGACGCTCAACGGGGGAAGCTGGGGCATCCTTGCAGTGAAGCCACGAAACAGATTCTCTCCGAGAAAGCAAAGCATCGCCCGTTCCCAAGCGAAGAGACGCGTATCAAACTATCCGAAGCGAGCAAAAGAAAAGTGGTCACTGCTGAAATGCGCGAGAAATGCAGAGCCGCAGCTCTTCGGTCCTGGCAGACAAGAGATCGGCCCCGCCACCGGCCAGACGGCAGTTTTGCACCAAAGGAAAAAGCCCCTCCCGGCGGTTTCATCTTGGAACCTTTTAAGTAGAGGGTCGGTCTATTACTATGGAAGCAGACGAGAGACAGCGAAAAGGAGAAACGAGATGAACCACAGCATCACCGCCGTCGCGATAGCCAACGCCCTCGGGCGGGGAGCTGCGGAACCGGCTTTCGAGAGTGGCGGCGAGTTCTGGATGGAGGAAGAGACCGTGGAACAGGCCCGCGAGCGGATGACGCCGGCCGAGCGCGCCGCCGACCTTGCGGTTGAGTTCTGCCACGTCCGCCATGCCGGCCTGCCCTTCGGCAGCAGTTGCCCGGCCTGCGGGGAGGAGTGACGATGCCGAGCATCACCTAATACTCTGGATCGGATGATCAACGCTGCGCGAGGAGAGGGGAAACGATGAACAACGGCTTGATCGCTGCCGGCACGGCGCACGCTCTCGGCCTCGGCCCTGACCCGGCTGACTGCGAGTTCCGGGTTGAGGATGACTTTTGGATGGAAGAGGAGAGTGAGGCAGAATCGAGCAGGAGGCGTTCCGTTGACAGGTTTATTGGAGTTCCGGAGAGAGGAAGTCGCAGTGATTAATCGTGACAAGATACAGCCGTATGCCGATCTGCGCGGCGCCGACCTGCGCTGCGCCGACCTGAACGACGCCGACCTGCGCTGCGCCAACCTGGGCGGCGCCAATCTGGGCGGCGCCGACCTGCGCGGCGCCGCCCTGCGCGGCGCCGACCTGCGCTGCGCCAACCTGGGCGGCGCCAATCTGGGCGGCGCCGACCTGCGCGGCGCCGACCTGCGCTGCGCCGACCTGCGCTGCGCCAACCTGGGCGGCGCCAACCTGGGCGACGCCGCCCTGAACGGCGCTCGCCTGAACGGCGCTCACCTGGATGTTGGCACCACCCTGGAGAGCGGTGAGACGTGGGGCATGTATCTCGCCGGGGAAGTGGCCGCCTTGCTCACTGCCGGCGGCCGCCCGCTGTCAGAGGTGGCGCAAAGACGCCACTGGGAGTGCCACTCGTGGTATGACTGCCCCATGGCGGCGGCGTTTTCGGCAAGCGGCGTGGAGGAGACGCCCCTCCGGCTGCGGCCCCGCGTCGAGCAGTTCATCCGCTTTTTCGACGCGGGCTTGATCCCCATGCCGGCGTGCGATCCGGGGCGCGGGAGGGGTGCCGGCGATGAGTGCTGATCTCACCGCGAACGACGTGCCTATCAGGATACGACCGTTTCCGCTATTCAGTCTTGAACCGAGTAAGAAGGAAATCGCCTGCCTGATGGTGAACATGTTCCCGGTCTTGCAGATTAACATACTCAAGGCTGCTGCTTCCTCGAAGCAGGCGCACCTTGCTAGACAGCGATGTTCGCCGGGTTCTGCCGGGCAATCCGCCGGCAGGTAAAACGTCGTCGGTAGCGTCGTAACGGTGCAAACCATAGATTGCCGTGGGGCTGCACGGCAGAGGTGCGATACCTCGGATGCCCCTCCCTTGAGGGACGGGGAGCAGTCACTGCACCGCTAACCAGGTGCAGCCATAGACGGTATTCGCCTGCGAAGCGGCCGGCGCCGTCTGGAACCCGAGGGTGAAGCTCGTCGTCCCCACCGCGGCCAGGTACGGGTTCAGCGCCGCCGTGAGCGCGTTGTTCGGGGTGATGAGCACGAACGGCGCCGTCCCGAACGCCGCGTGGAACGTCACCACCGCCGCGTTCCCCGCCGCCGGGCTGGTGCCCGTTCCGAAGGTCAGGCTGCCCCGGCTATCGTCCGCCGCGGCCGCCACCACCGGCGCCGGAGGGCTCGTGCCCGCGTTGCTGCCCGCCGCTGCTGTCGGAGCCGTGCCGCCGCCGAGGTTCAGGTGCGCGCCGCCGGACAGGAGTGAGACCCAGGCGCTGCCCGTGTCCCGGTACAACGCTTCGTTCCCCACGTCGGTAGCCAGGTAGAGCCGGCCTGCCCAGCCCGCCGCCGGCCGGGCTGCCAGCGTGCCGGTGAGGATGCCCGAAGCCAGCATGGCGTCGATGAGGGTGGCGTTATTGTTCAGAGTGACACTTTTTTGCGCCTGGGATTCGACCAGCAGACTCAGGCCGAGGTTCGGGGTGATTGCCATAACAAATGCCTCGCTACTGGGAGACGAGCGTCGACGCGTAGCCGGGGCCATAGAGCCCGATCTGCTGCACCCACCAGCGGACCGGGTTCTGCGCGGCGCCGAAGTCCGTGGTTTGCGCGGCGGCGGTATAGGAAGCGGTGGGGCTGCTGACGGTGATCTGCCGCATGACCCGCTCCGCCGTGCCGGTCCCCGCGGCATAGACGCCGAAATACTGGGTCGCCATGCCGATGGTGAACGTGTTCGCCGTCACGTTCCCCACCGTGAAGACTTGCCCGTTCACGGGCGTCATCCCTTTGATGCCGGAGAGCGCGACCTGCTGACCATTCGCGAAGCCGTGGGCGGCCGCCGTCACGACGCCGCTGCTGGGATCATTGGTGATGCTGCTGATGCTGGCCGGCAGCCCTTGCATGACGGACAGGACGTACGACTCGACGAGTTCTGAGAGGGGGACATCGCCGCCATCGACGAGCTCCCCGGCAATTCGCGTCCGGCGCACCCACGTAAACGTGATATTATGGCTCCCATCCCGGCTGGTCGCCTGCTGAACGGGCGAGTAGGTTTTGAGTTCCTGTCCTTCGATGTAAACGGCGACTGCCGCCGCGGCGGACAACGGCTCCCCGAGCGTGATGGCTTTCAAAAGCACGGTTCCTCCGCGCATGTCCGGCGTCAGCGGGACGTGCGTCACGGAAACGGTGTCCAGCAGCGCGAACGCCTCCCCGATGACGTGCTCATTCTGGTGCGGCTCTGTTCCTCTCCTGCCCCGCAGCAGCCGCGACAGCCGGTAGACGTTCCCGCCCTGGGGGATGACCGTCCCGAACTGCAGAATCTCCGTCCCTAGATAACAGGCGTTCCCGCCGGCCAGCACGGCCGCATCCGAGGTCGAGACAGGCGCGCTGCCGGAGGTGATGAGAATGTCCACCGTATGGGTGGTGTCCCAGAGATCGGCCCCGCCGTCGTTCAGGCCGCTGCCCGGCGCCAGCAGGGTGTTCGCGGTGCCCAGCACCGCTCCCGCCGTCTGGGTCGCCACTTCCTGATAGGAAGCCCCACCGTCGCGGGAGGCGTAGAGCGCGCCGCCCAGCCAATTCTGCCCCGCCGGGCCGTTCATCGCGGAGTAGTAGCCCACGCCAGCGGCGTCCGCGTCCCGCAGCGCGTTACTGTTCCACGCGGCCAGGATCGTGGCAGTGGCGGGGATCAGGTCCGAGGCCGGCACGGCTGCCGCCCCTAATGCCGTCTGCGTCAGCAGCGAGGCGTCGTCTTCCACCGCCGTGATCGCCAGGGGGCCGACGAGCGCCGCGTCCAGGTCGACGATCCGGCAGCGCTTCGTCTGGCCGGCCACCGGAATGTTGAGGACGTCTCCCGCGGCGAGCTGGAGGTACTTCGGCGGCAGGCTGAATTGATACTGCTGCCGCTCCGTCCACTGCTTGTAGAGCTCTTTCTGCGCTAACTGCCGCGCCGAGTTGGCGCCGAAGACCATGGTCGTGTGCAGCGTGACCGGCTCCTGAACCGTGTCCTTGGTGAACCGGGTCGCCCCCTGGAGGCCGAGCTGGTAGTTCGTCGCTTTGTCGTAGTAGGTGAGGTCGATCCGAAACGGCAGTTCAAAGTCCTGCAGGCGCTTCGTCTGCACCTTGGGCGGTGGATCGGTTTCCGCACCGGCGGAGACGTGGGCCGCCAGATCGCCCACCGGCACGGTCAGGACGGGGGCGCTGCCGCGCTTCTTGGCGACGATCTTCCCGTCCACCTCCACCAGGTCGGTGTCGTAGGCCATCAGCAGGTACTGGAGCACCGCGCGGGCGTCTTGCCGGGTGTGTTGGATGAACCCCTGCACGTAATCGCCGGCCTGCGAGACGTCATACTGCGCCGGGGTGAGCCCGGCCTGATCGAACACGTCCGCGAGAATCGTCCCGACGGTCGAGCCTTTGCCCTGGTAATGCGCCTCGACGGTAGACGCGGAGAGGAGGGTGTTGTAGAACGCGCACTCGTCGAGATAGACCTGGGAGGCGGAAGTCGTGTTCCCCTCGTCGATTTCCACCTCATTCGCGGCGTCGGGAGTGATGGTGATCGGCGCCACCGGCGCGATCGTCTGCTGCACCGGGAGGCCGTCAACGTAGAGGATGGCCATGCCGGCGCTGTCATAAGTGGCGACGACGTGATGCCAGAAATTATCGGTCAGGCCGGTATTGTAGGTAAACACGTCCACCACGCCGGAGGTGTTCGTGAAGATGCGGAGATCGATAAAGACTTGACCGGTGAAGATATTCGGCTCGATCCAGAGCCGCCAGGCCAGTTCGGCGGTCGTGGGGTTGTGATACTCGAACTGCGCCGTCGTGCCGTTGGGAGACAGGCCCCCCTGATAGGCGTACCAGAGCTCTGCGGAGAACTGCGCCGGCTGGAGATCGAGGTCATTACCGGAGACGTGGAACACCTTTGTTGATACCGGCAGTACCAGGGCCTGATTCGCGTGGCCGCCGGTGGAAGTCGGCGCGCCTCCTGAATAAGACAGGTTGTAACCCTTAGGACCAGAATCGGTGAACCAGCCCGGCGTGGTGTCGAAGCGGTAGTAGACCTGCAAGCCCCCGGTGTTCTCGATGATCGTATGATACGGAACGACGTTGGTCACCTCGTAGGTGATGGAGGGGATGCGGTTCCCCCAGCGCTGCAGGTCCAGGTTATCGAAGACGACGTACGCCAGGCCCCGATAAGCCGGGCTGCCGTTGGCGCCCAGCACCGCCGCGATGAGGCTGTCCACCGTCTGCGCTTCGTCCCCCAGGTAGATCCGGATCGTGTCGTTGGCCAGCGCCGCCGGGCTCTGGGAACCGTCATAGATCAACAGGTCCTCGGCCCAGATGCGATCGATGGACGTGATCGGCCCCCGGCAGACGCCGATGGCCAGATCGACGACGTAGTGCGTCTTGCTGGTCGCCTGCAGGTTCCCGCCGGAGCCGCCGGAGTTCTGCGTGATCGGCACGAGGTCGGTGGCCCAGATGATATTACCGGCAATGAGAAACTGGCCGAAGATAACGGGAATCATTCCGCCGTACCCCGACCCGTGTACTTTTAAATCTGCTAGCCTATTGGCTTGTTGAGGCTGCGAGCGTGCAGGAAACAAAACCCCTGCTGCCAGGGTTCCGGCGCTCCACCCCAAAGCCGGAGCGCCCGCCAAACTTCCAATCGCGGCTCCGACCCCGCCCAATATTAAGGTCGCCAAAAAATGAACCTTTCGTTTGGTTGAATGGCGCGGCGTGGCAAGGCGTGGCGTGGCAAGGGCTGGGCAGGAGAGATCATCGTTCCTCTCCTGCCCAGCGGTACACAGCGACCACCCTCCTTTGCCAGTGATGATCGAACAGGTGTTCCACGACCCGATTAGCTGACTGGTAGCAGTGGATCAGCGTCCGCTCCCCGCTGCTCTCCACCCCCACAATGCCCACGTGCCGCGTCACGCGCCCGATCTCGAAGAGGCAGAAGTCTCCCGGTACTGGCAGCGCCACTTCGACACAGAACCGCTCCAACTCGGCTCTCAACAGCGCGGGGTCCTCTTCCGGGGAATAGCTCCGGTTGTCATAGGACAGCCGGCCTATTTCCCGCAGGGCCCCGATGATGAGCCCGATACAATCGACGGCGATGCCCTTCTCGCGGCAGGCGTGCCCGTACGGCGTGCCCAGCCATTCCCGCGCCTCGGTGAGGAGCGAGTGAACGAACGGCGCGGGCAGCGCCGGCGCTGTTTCTCCTACCGCCTCCAATAGTACCCACCCCCTCCCAGAATCAAGACGAGCACGATGACGATGATGATGAGTTCGATGGCTTTACCCTTCCTTTCAAAAAGGAATGCTGCTTCAAGCTGAATTGTGGTGATGATTTTATCTACGACCCCAGCGCACCAAACGACTATTCCCCGGGAGGAACGGCTCAGCCCGGTGATTCCCGAGGTTCTGAAATTTGGCCGCACACGTCAAAAAGGTCCGGTCGCAGCCCTGCTCCAGTGTCGCGGTATCCCCCACCGCCACGGTAAACGGCCACGCCAGCTCGAACTGCAGCCGCATATTCGAGCCGCCGGAAGTGAAGCTATTCTTGCACTCCAGCGGCAGGTTCGCGTTCGCGCCGGTCAAGAAGGTGATCTGTCCCTGGTCGTAGACGCCGCTCGCATAGACGCCGCCGGAGAAAATGACATCCGCCTGATTGTTCACCGTAACGACCGTTCCTACCGCGCGGAAGTCGGCGGGAACGTGAGTGGCCTGGTAATTGACGCCGCCCACGAAACACTGCGCGTCGAACAACTGCCGCACGCGGCACGTCTGTGAGGTCAGGCTGCCGATCCGCTGCTGCAGCCGCTGCGAGAGGCTGCGGAGCTCGGCTTGATACGTTCCCTCCGAGAACGTCACCTCTCCGAACGTCCCGGTCAAGAGCAGCACGCGATGGACGAGGGGATTGTCGTTGACGTTGACCACGAACAACTCGATCGCGGCGCCGTCGTAGCGGCCGACCAGCAGATCGGCGTCAGTGATCCGGCTGCTCTGCAGCACCCCGACCACCTCCAGGTTGTCGATCCCGGAGGCGGTCGTCTGGCGCATCTCGGAGGCGGTCATCGAATCTAAGGGCTCGTAGACGGTGCCCGCGAAGGTCAAGGACTGGTTCGTCGAGGTGAGGCCCAGCACTGTGCCGTCCGTGCGAGTGAGCTTCACGCAGGTGGCGAGGTTGAGAACGGGCAATTGGAGCGCGGCTTCCAGCGCGGGGTCGATGGTTCGCGGCATCGGCTAAAGGACCTCGAAGATCGTCATGTTCTGCAGATCGAGGATGGCGACGTCCGTGTGCACGACGTCGAGAGAGTCGAGATCGAAGCGGACCGGCACCTCGAAGTTCCCGGACCAGGACATGAGATCGGCGCTCGCCAGGTACTTCGTCGCATTGCCTCCTGACGTATAGGCTGGCATCGCGCTGGAGTTGATCGAAGTGGTAATCGACGTGGTCGTGTGGGCTGAAACGGTCCCGACCAGGCCGTTGATCGGCGTCATGCCCCCGACGCTGCTCAGGGTGATTAAATCGCCGGTGGTGAAGGGCTGCGTCGCCGTCAGGGAGATAACGGCGTTGGCCGCCTGCGTGATGCCCGTCACGGTGTCTGTCGCCACGGGGTTCAGGGTGACAATGCCGGTGGTGTTATCCAACGCGTACGCGCCAAACGCCCCCCCATTTTTTAGCAGCACCGTCGGCACCGTCAGGCTGGGAGCGTAGATGTTCCGGACGTAGGGAAGCAAGCCGTCGGTGTAGGTCTTGAGGAGCTGCAGGGTCGGCCCGCCGACGACCGGATTGACGGCCGGCTGCGGGATGAGCGGCTCATTCACCGCCGTATAGTCCGACCAATCCTTGAACCGGAAAGCCCGGGCGCGGCCGGCCCGGGCCAGAAAGAAGGCCTTCAGCGCCGCGTATTGGGCCGGGGTGCGGTTCTCCAGCGAGATGGTGCCGTGATGCCGGGCCACCACCCATTGCTGTACCCGCTGCTCCGTGCCGGCCGTCGTCGTCACCACGATCGTGGAGAAGCTCGGGCCGAACTGCGCGCCGCGGGAAATGTCAGCCGGGAAAAGCACGTTATCGTAGGCGACCGCCATCAGGTGCTGTCCTGACTGTTATTGCGGGTATCCCACAACTTCGCACTCCGGGATAAGTCGCTCATGAGATTACCCTGTGCTTTTTGGAATGCCTGCGGATTGGGGGTCGTGACGTTGATGTTGAAGGTATGGCCGCTCACCATCTGCCGGCTCTGCGCGTTTGACATGACGTGTGCCCCCTGCGTCGGCATCAGCAGTTCCGGCCCTTTCTCGCCCACCCACGCGGCCTGACCGGGAAACAGATTGCCGCCGGACGCCAGGCCGGGGATAGCGCCGAACACGCTATCCGTGGCGCCCGGTCCGGAGAACGCCTGCCCGAGCGCCCCCGCGTTCAGGGCCGGCGTCAGCCCGGCCCCCAGGCCGGCGACGCCGCCGCCGCCCAGACTGCTCCCGCCGCCGCCAAAGAGGCTGCCGATGAGGCCGCCGATCCCCGTCACCAGCCCCCCGAGCAGGCCGCCCAGCCCGCCCTGGCCGCCGGAGGAGCTGGCCGCGCCGCCGATGGCGCCCGTCGCGGAGCCGAGCAGCCCGCCGGTGCGCTGCCCCTGGCTGTTCGGATCGCCGAAGAAGAGGTTGGTCAAGTCCGCCGCCAGAATCTTCGCCGCCATCTGCGTCAGGAGTTGATCCAGGCCCGTGAGCATGTTACTGAAGAAGTGCTGGAAGCCGCCCTTGCTGACGTTCTCGAACGCTTTCGTGAACTGACCTTCGAGTGCGTTGGCCACCTGGTTGATCCCCTTGTTGTATTCGCTTTGCGCTTTCACGCCGTCCTTGTGCGCCACCGTCAGCGCGTCAGCCGCCTGCGCCGCCGCCAGCGTGGACCGGGCCTGCGCGATGAGCGCCGCGTCGCCGTCTGCCAGCGCCTTGCTCAAATCTTCCTGTGCTTTCGCGGTCAGGGTGATCTTCGCGCCGTACTGGGCGATGGTTTCCTGTGCCTGCGTCAGAAGCGCGTTCATCTGCGCTTGCAAGGGCTTGATAGCTTTCAGGTGTGCCTCGCGGTCGGCGTCGTTTTGCGCGACGACGATACTGGCCAGCCCGAAGTTCTGCAGCAGCGGAATGCCCGTCTTCAGCGAGTCGTCGTAGGCGTCCGTCGCCTTCTGGACTTCATGAGTGATTCCAAACAGGGCCTCGTGATGGCCGGTTACGGTATCCAGGGCTTTCACTGTTGCCTGGACGGCGGTGTATTGGCCGTCGAAGGCCGCGGTCAGCTTGTGGTTGGCTGCGGCCAGGGCGTCGTTCGCTCGCGAGAGATCGAGCACCTTCCGCGCGGCAGCCACGGTCAGCACATTATTGCTGGCGACCGCTTGGGTGAACAACTCCTCGGCCGAAGCGGTGCTCTTCGTCGTGCCGGTCAGCTCCGCGTGGCGCTCCTGCTGTCCTTTCAACGCCTCTGATAACTGCTTCTGGAAAGCGGCGCTTTTCGTGGCGGCTTCGTCCAGTGCCTTCAGGCGCTGCCGCTGGTCTTCCAGCATCTTGATCTGCGCCGGTGACACCCCCGGCCCGAAGTTGGCTCCGACCGCCGCGCCGGGCTTCACGCCGTCCTGGATCTCCCGGATCTTCTGCTCGGTGGACTCCAGTTCCTGACGGAACCGCGCCGCACCGTCCAAGCGCTTCGTTTCTTTCGCGATATTCTGATCGAGCAGCACGAGCCGGGCGCGCAGGCCGGCGGCGTCGGCGGTGTGCAGGTTCCCGAACTCGCGCGCGACCTTGCCGGCGATAGTGCTGCTCTGATCCAACAGCGCGTTGTACTGCTCCTGCGCGGCGTTCACGGCCGCCTGCAGCCGCTCCTCCTCGCGGTCTTCGGGGGAGAGCTTAACCTTCTTCGGCTTCGTCATATCAGGCGGCGCCCCGGTCCCCGGCTGGAAGGCCCCCTTCATCGCCTCGGCCAGACTGCGCCGCTGTTCGGCCGCCGCGGCCGCGTTCGCGGCCTTCTGGGCCGCCGCCGCCTCGGCATTCGCTTGCGCGATGGCGCCCTTTCCGGCGTCGATGATCGTGTTCCAGCCCGCCTTCAGCTCCTGGACGCCCGCGTCGAACCCGGCCTTGTTGAACCAGTGGGCGAAGAAGCCGCCGACTTTGGCCACCGCGTCGAACAGGCCCGGCGCGGCGTCGTGGATGTACTTGCCGATCGTCGCGAACGCCGTCTGGATGACGTGTCCGACGCCTTCGAAGATCGTCCCCACGAACGGCGGCAGATTGGAGAACGCGGCGCGGAACGGCGCGGTGATCGCGCCCCAGCCGCCCGTCAGCAGTGCGCGAATGCGCTCGATCCCCGCGGTGAACCCGGCCGTGATCGACGCCCAGCCGGAGGCGGCCCCGTCGGCGATGAACCGCATGCCCGCCTGGAAGTTCTCCACGTCCGCGGCCCAGTCTTTCGCGAGCAGGCTGCCGATGACCGCCATTCCCTGGTTCCAGAGCACGGTCATTCCTGCCCAGAACTCCGTGGCCGTCGTCCGCACGCCTCCCAGATCACGCGTCCACGCGGTCGCCAATAAGGCCGTCGCGCCGGCCGCGAGTGCCAGGACGGGCAGCAGCGCGGTAAAGGTGGCCCCGAGCGCGGTGACTGCTGGCCCGAACGTCGCGGTGGCGTACGTGGCGACGGCTTCCCAGCCGGCAATGATCCCCGGCACCTGCGCGATCAGGAAGCCCCCGGCCATCAGGACCGGCCCCATCGACGCCGCCAGGGCCGCCAGCGCCACGGCGAGCGCCTTGACGGGCAGCGGCAGCGCCAGGAAGGCGGTCCCGAGCTCTTGCACGCGCTGCAGCACCGGCACCATGAAGTCGGCGAGCTTCGCCAGCACCTGCCCGAACGCTTGCCCCAGGGGAGCCAGCGCCAACTCGACGTTGTTGCGCAGGCGCTGGAACGTCTGCGAGAACGTTTCCGTCTCCTGGCCGGTGCTCTGGATCGTCTGCCGGCCGCCGGCGATCTGCGCCACGAACTTCTGGAACTCCAGGCCGCCCGCGCGGACGATGTTCACGAACGCCGCCCCGCCCCGGCCGCCCATCCCCGCCTCAGTCGCCACCTGCAGCGCCTTCATCGGCGTCGGCGCTTTCTCAATGGCAGTGATCAGATTGGAAAGCGCGCCGTGGGCGTCGGTGATCCCCGCCTTCGCCCACTTGGTGAACGTCGTATTCAGCCCCTGCATGATCTTGTCGGTCGTCCCCGTATCGCGACCGAACGCACCTAACAGCGCTTCACTGTCCGCCAATGACAGGCCGGCATTCTTCAGCGAAGGGGTGAACCGGTCGATCTGCTGAAGGAGCTGCTGCACGGCGATGCCGGTGGCCTGATGAGCGCGCAAGAACTGATCGAGCGCGCCGCTCTGGTCCTTGACGCTGACGCCCCACTGCTGGAAGACGCGGGTGCTTTGCGTGATCAAGGGGTTCACGTCGCTGCCGGTCAGCCGCGCCAGCGTCAGGAATTGCGTGGAGAGCTGGTTCAGCGGCGCGCCCAGGAGCCCGGTGCGCTGTGACAGGGTGGCAATCGCCTGCCCGACCTGTCCCAGGCTGTTCGGCACCGAAGCGCCCACCTGCTTGAACGAGTCGGAAAGCATGGCGGCCCGCGCGCCGGTCGCCCCCGTCTGTGCTTCGATCTGGATGAGGGCTTTGTTCACGTCGGCCGCGGCCGCGAGCGAGCCCGCGCCCAGCGCCGCCAAGGGGGCGGTGATCCCCCCGCTCATGAGCCGCCCCACACCGGCCACCGCGCCGCCCAACTGCTGCATGGAAATCTTCGCGTCCGCGAGCCGTTCTTTGAAGACGCCCAGCGTGCCCGAAGCGGCGTTCGCGCTTTTTTCGAACGCGGTCAGGTCGGCGGCGCCCTGCGTCCCGGCAGCACTGGTGAAGGCGGTGAGCTGCTGCTTCGCGTTGAGGAGGGCGGCCTTCAACGGGTCGAGGTTGATATTTAAGGTCGCTTCAAGATCAGCCACGGAAAGCGGCATCTAACGGCCTCGCCCTCGGGCCGCTGCGCTGGCGTGCGCCATCTGCTCATCCGTCGCCCAATTTTCGGCAGAGAGGGATAAAAGGGCCCGCTCCCGCCAGTAGAACGGCATGGCCTCTAACTCCACGACGCTGACCCCCAGGACCTGCGCGGCCCGGATATCGCCGTACCATTCCGGACACGCGCCGCGCCGGCCGCCACTCAAGAGAAAGATCCCGAGCTGGCTGCCGGCGCCGTCCCATTTGGGACGAGCTCACCCCAGATCGTCTCGAGGATCTTCAAGAGGAATAAGGGCGGCAGGTTGTCCAGCGCCTCTTCCGTGATCGGCACCGTCTTCCCGCGCGCGTCCAGTAAATCCCACTTCACCAACAGCGCCGTCAGCGCCAGCACGATCCAATCCGCGTCGGGGTTGTCAGGGTCGCTCGCGTCGATCTGCCGGCGCAAGCGGCGCCACTCCCGCATGGAGATGGCGTTCCGGTTGTAGGTGATCGACAGCTCTTTGTCGTTCCAGGGCACTTTCGCGGCTGAGTTCTCGCCGCGAATATCGTCTAGTGTGAAGGGCATCCGTCGCTTTCTATTTCAAGGCGGTGTGGACCCAGGCGGCCGCGGCCGATAAGGCCGAGAACAGGACGGCGATGATCGCAATGACGAGCGTGCTGGCGCTGTGCGTGTCGCGCTGAGAGGTCTGGCTCCCCAGATTCATTGATTCTATCGCCGTCAAGCGTCGATCCAACGTGTTGCAGATATCCCGCAAAGCCCGCGTCTCCGTTTGATAGAGAGCCGCCTGCTGGTCGATCTGTTTGACCGTGGCCGCTTCCGCCTTCGCCGCCGCTTGCCCCGCTGACTCTGCCTGACTGGTTCTCGCCTTCTCCGCGGCGGCGAGCGCGGCATCGACGGCCGTCCGCGTCGCTAAGGCAACTTCAGAAACTTTTTGGTCGCGTTCCGCTAATTGGGTTTGAACGGCGTCGAACTTCACCCCCACCCCCTCAAACCTAACTTCGTGAAGCGCCTGGAGATTTCCTACCGCCTTCTCGACGTCGGTCGGCACGCGGGTGTAATCATCAGCCGCTTTGGTGATCGACTTTTCGAGCGCCTCAAGCTGCGCGCTCAGTACCTTGATTTCGCCATCGACCCGGATTTCCATCCGCTCGGAGAGCGAAGCAATTTCGCGCAAGAGCTGTGCGGTCGTCAGGGCGCTCGGATCGGGACCGCTCCCCCAGTTATGGGCATCGCTTCGCGTCTCGTCTTGAGGCATAGCGCGACTTTATGCTGAGCCGAGCGGGGCGTCGTTTCCGGTGCGTGGCGGCGAGCGGACGCTGTCGATGCCTTCTTGCCGGCCCTCGGAGCGGCTGGCAATCCCTTTTTGCCGCAGCAAGTCGTCCATGCGGCCGTTCAACGCGATGCGCAGCCCTTCCAGCCGGGCTTCATTCTCCCGGCCCTTGATGTAGGCGAGCAAGGCGAAGAGCCCGGCGGGCAGTCCTCCGGCGATCGACAGCAGCAGGTACTGACCCATCGCAGACATGGCCCTAACCTTTCTCACCTTCCTCATGCCCGTGATGGTGTATCCGCTCCTGGGAGGCGCTGTCGCGTTCCTGCGAGGCGCTCTCGCGCTCGGCGGAAGCGGCGCGGCGCTCGGGGGAGGCGCTGGTTCGGGCCAGCGCCTCGCGCTGCAGATCCTGCACCAACAGCTTACTGGCTTCGAGTTGACGCTGGAGGTCGACGTTGCGCCGCGCCGTGTCGGACTCATTGCGCTCCAATTGCGCGACGGTCCCCCGCAGGGCTTCGATGGAGACCATCAGGGTATCGATCTGGTTCTCATAATTGCGATGTTTCGCCGCCGTCTCCTCGGCATAGCGCCGTTGATCGACTTCCATCACCGCGATGCGCTCGCCGCGCGCCTCGGAAAGCTTCTCGTATTCTTCCAGGGCCCGCCAGCGAAACTTGCCGACGACCGCGAGGCCCACCAGCGCCAGCACGATCATGTTGACCAGGCCGCCCGCCAGCGGTATCCATGGCGACATCGACATGCGATATCCTCCGGGCAAGAACTGCGGGTTGCGCGCCCTGACGTGCTCCACGGTCTAGAGCGCCGTGAGCAGCGTGTCAACGTCGGCTTGCATGAAGCCCCCGAAGGTCGAGTCGTACATCACCCCGAGTTTCCAGCTCGAACTATAGACATTATCGACGTCAGACCGCGACGCTTCCAGAAACTTGAACGGAAACTGCAGTTTCAGGGTGTAGGCGAACCCCGCCTCCGTCGCCGGTCCGCGCGCGAGCAGCGTGAAGTAATTCGTGGTCCTGGCCCGCAAGGTGGCCATGTACGCCGCCGATACCGAATCATGCTCCAGGACCAGGGTCGCCGCCGGTTCGATGCCCATGTTGACAAAATAACTCCAGCTCGGGAGGCCGTCGTCCAGGGTGTAGCCGTAGGCGTAGCGGGTCGGAATCGCGAACTCGAAGGAGCTGGCGCGCAGGAGCTTCGTCTGGCTGCCCGGCGTCGTCTTCACCACCGTCACCGTGGGTGACGCACCGCCGGTGAGCAGGGCGGAATTCGCGGTCATCAGGTCGACGTCCAGGCCTGCCAGTGAGCCGCCGCCCGTGATGACAAAGGGACCGCCGGCTGACCCCGTCACCGTCACGCCGTTGGTGTTGATATTGGACAGCGCCTGCAGTGCCGTCTGCACCGTCGCGCCCGTCGCGTTCCAGGCTAGCGGCGCGGTGGTTTGCGTGTCGAGGCTCAGGGTGAACGTGCCGCCGGTGGGTGTGCCGGTGATCGTCGCGGTCTGCACGAAGTTGGTGGCCAGCGTGCTCCCGACGTAGAGCCCGACCGACTTGGGGTCGATGGGTAACGGCTGAATGTCGGTGGGGCTGGGCGTCAGGGTGATCTGCTCTTGCATCGGGCCCAGGGCCGTGAACTGGCCCGTGAGGTTCGCCTCGGTGCGCGTCCAGCGCTGCGTCAGGCTCTCCACCAGCGCGCCCGTCACGCGCTCGGCGCCGGCCTGTGACCCGTGTTCGACGGTGAAGGTCACCGGCGCGTCCGGCGTGAATTGGGACGGCTTATAGGTGAACCGGCGGGTGTTCGTGGCGCCGGCCGGCGTGCTGATGACGGCCTGTTTCAGCAGGCCGCTGTACAGGTAGTTAAGATCAGTGTAGGACTGGGCGCCGCTGAGGGCGGCTTGCACGAATTCCTTCTGTTGGACGGCGGTGACCGGGCTGACCGCGCCCTGGGCGCGAAAAGGAATGGTCGGTACCATCGGGGTCGGATCGGCCTGCGTTGCCAACAGCCTTTTGAGCGCCGCCACCTGAACCCCTACGGTCGCCTCGGCTCCCACCTGTAAAACATTATAGACAGAGGCTCTCTCGCCAGCCATCGTATTTCCTTCCTGGAATAGGAACGACTCCTCGGTGTTTCATGGCTAACCGTAGAGGAGGGCCCTATTCGTGACATGGGTCAGTGACCGACTTCAAGTCTAGCTAGAGCGCCGAGACCATCGAGCGCCAGCGGCCGCCCACGTGGTTCCAGCGAACTCCCTCCAGCACTTCCGTGTAGCGCACCATTTCTTCTCGGAACAGGGGTCCCACCAGGATGTTCGCGGTCGGGACCGGTCCGGTTTGGCCGAGGAGGGCGGCGTCCACGGCGGCAGCCATCTGCTCTCCCGGCACGACCGAATTACCGGCGGTGATCGCTTTCACCAGGTACAAAACGCGCACGAACAGCCGGGCATCTGCCCCGATCGCATTGACGTCCGGAGCGGACAGCATTTGATAGGTGACGAACGGCGGCGGTTGGCTCTCCGGCGCCAGCTCGGCGAACACGAACGGGCCGCCGAGGAGCGCCAGCAGGGACGCGGAAGCCAGGAGGTGCGTCTCCAGGAAGAGATCGACCCCGGAGAGCTCGTGTCCCGCATAGGGAAACGGCATACGCGAAAAGAGCCCTTCTGAACGCGGCGGCTCAGAAGGGCTCAGCACAGGGAAGATCAATCAGTCGCGGTAGGTACGCCTCTATTCTACCCGATATCGGGCCGCGGCGCTAGGTTCTAGGCTTCACCGGCGGCGGCGCGCAGCGCCGCCGTGCCCACGTCCGCCAGCTTCTCCCGGGCCTGATCCAATGCCGGCGTAAAATAGGGGTGCCCCGGTTGGTAACGGGTGCCCAGATCGACAAATCCTGCGTAGGGCGCCGCGGCCACGATCTGCACGCCCAGGGTGCCCGCCGGCACGTCACCCGCCACTCCCCAGTTGATCGAAGCCCGCAGCGTCCCGGTCTTCACGGGGCAGCGGGTCTGCGCGTCGACCACCGTCTCGTGGGCGAGCACCGCCAGCCGGTGCAGCACTTCCGCCTCCAGCCGGTCAGCGAGTGGGTCCAGGCCGGAGAGGTCCACTTTCTTCCACTCAAAGCTCATCGCGGTCCGCCTCCGTCGGCTCCCGGTCTTCCCCGGTCGTCTCGTCGTAGATCAGCATCAGCTTTCTCCACCCGCACTGCATCTGGCAGACGAGGAACGTCAGAATATGGGGCGCGATCCGCTGGCGGACGTGGCGGAGTTCGCCGCCGCAGCAAATGCAGAACCGCTCATCATTCGGAATAGAAGGCATCGGCTACTGGCCGCCCGGCAGCGGCGCCGGGTTCGGCCACGGATTGTACGCTGCCTCCGGGACCGCTTTCAGCGAGGGGGGCGCGGTCGCGTCCCCGGCGAACTCATCGGGCAGCGTGCCGTCGCCGAACAGGTTCACCGGCGTCAATTCGCTCTTCAAGCTCGGCTGCGCCGCGAGGGGCGGCGCCGGCATGGACAAGTCAGTCATCGCGTGTTTCTCCAGAGCGCCGCGCGTATTCAGTCATCGCCTCGGCGATACATTCGGTGCAGAGAAAAACGTCCTCCCCGGCGCCGCGGACGGGAGCACAGTCGAGGGCCGTCGAGAAGAGGCCGCGGACGGCGCAGCGGAAGGGAGGGCCGGTGTGGAGGGCGAGGGGAACGCCGGTGTCCCGCGCCGGCCTCGCTCCGTCAGGCGGGTCATCGGCGGCCCGGTAGCCGCCGCGCTCCCCGCTGTCCCGCGCCGCCACTAGTCGACCACCTCCGCCTCCGGGTCGGTCAGCGCAATGGCCGCGTTGGAGAACATCGCCGCCTCTTGCAAACTGTCCAACGCCCGGCTCATCTCCTTCGTCTGCGGTAGCTCCAGCAGATAGTCGCGCAGGTCGCGGAACCGCTTCCGGTTCTCGGCCAGCCGCTTACTGCCGGACTCGCCCGGCTTGTGATAATGGAAACTGTCGCCTCTCACCCCCGTATGCCTCCTGCCGGGCCGCTCGCCCGTGGTCTCCGCGCGCATCAGTGTTTCCCCAGCGCCGCCGTGATCGCGGCCGGCACCGGGCTCTGAAAGGGGCCGTAGGAAAGCTCTTGTTCCTGGGCCTGGGCCAGGCCGGGCGCCGTGACCTGCCCCACGAACTCATCGGTCAACGTGGCGCTGCTGAACGGCGTGGCGGGGACCAGCTCCTGCTCCACCGGCGCGTGGGGCAGGAGCGGCGGCACTTGAAAGGGGAACTCACCGGAGACGGTCCCCGTTCCCGGCTCCGGCAGCCAGTTCGGCCATGCCAT